ACCAGCAGCTGTGCGGCGCAAAGCTGTGTCTCTGTTTCCACTAGTAGCAGTAGTGCCAAAAAATGTTGGCAGAGCACCTGAACCAATACAAAGACCTATAAAATCAACGCCAATTACAGGTATACCCGCATACCAGCCGTAATATCTACTGTTTGATCCTGATGAGAAAACTCCAGTAGCATTAGCACCTGAAGATGTAAATACAATACGAGGACCGTTAACATTAGGGAAATCAGCTTTGATTTTGCTGACGCCGTTGATTTGTAGATCAAGTAAATTTCCGGTGCCGAGTGGGGCGCCGCCTGCACCGTCGTCAATGTTGACTTTGAGGCCGGTGTAAGTACCAACTGCGTTGGTCCAGTCAAGCTCGGTGTTTAGCTTGGCGCTGCCTGCGAGCGCACCAGCATTGTTGTACTGGATGTTGCCGGTTGCTCCAGAGACCAGGCCGACGGTGCCGGTTTGGTCTGGGAAGCTGATTGTGCGGTTGGCGGTTGGTGTGACTGATTGAATCGTGGTTGAGAAGATGCCGCCGCTGTCGAGGTTGATGTCGCCGCCGACCGTAAGTTGGTCGGTGGTTTTGTCAAAGGTGAGGGTGGTATCGGCGCCGAAGCCGCCGTTGTCGTTGAACTGGATTTGGCCGTTCGAGCCAGCAACTGGGTCGATGCTGGTGCCGGTAAGGATTAGCGTGCCAGTGCTGGCTTGGATGCGGCCGACGTAGGCGACAATCTGGCGGTAGCCGCTTGTTGGCTTGACGTTGGTCAGGCCGCCGCCGTTAGCGACATACAGTTCGTCGTTGGTGCTCCAGCCGGGGGTGGCGGTGTCAAAGTTGAAGATTTCACCGAGGATGACGCCGTTACCTTCGCCGTTTACTGCGAGGGTGGTTTCTAGGACGCCCACTGCGGGGCCTTTGGCGGGGATGGCGCTGTCGGCGGCTTGGATTTCTACGCGGTCGCTGGCGCCAACTGTGCCAGTGATATAAAACGGCGTGCCGGCGTCAAGCTGCACCGAGTCGGTGTTTTTGACGTGGATGTAGACGCTGCCGGCCAGGTTGCCGTGGATGTGGTCGGCAGTAAGGAGAGTGTTGACGGTGAGTTCGTTCAGCGTCAACGGGTCGGGTACACCGCCGCCACCGCCAGTGCCTACTTCGTCAAATGTGCCAGTGAAGGGGTTGAACTTGTAGGCCATGGCTTAAACCTTCGCTACTTTCAGCAGGTTGTTCGAGCCGTCGTAAACAAGTTCAAGCGTGGCTACCGTGTCACCACCGCTGTAGGTGTCGGTGCCCGTATCCCAGGTTCCGCCGGACTTGTAGATGACACCTGTCAGATTACTGCCGGTGTAGCTGAGCTCGATGTAGTCGTGCTCGGGGACGGCTAGGCCTTCCGTAGTTAGCAGCGGTTGATTGGCATCCGATCGGACGTAGACCTCCTCCCAGCGGTCCCCACTAATGACTTTTTGCACGATGCCCCGTCAGCGTTACTTCAGTCTATCGCTCTGTTTCGGAGCGTTTCCACTTAGCAGTAATTCTGATAGCACCTCCTAGCTTTCGACTTTCACCTGTTTGGAGATTGTCGTCTAAAGGTTCGGTGATTATGACGGGTTTATCTTCTACGAGCTGCGATTTTGACCAAGCATCAATTGCTGAATCTATGCGTGGCTTAATAATCAGCGCTTTGGGAATACTACTTTAAGTGCTTTGATAATAAGCTGAACCCAGCTGTTTTCCTTGATGGGAAGCAGGGTGATTATCTCGCTGCCTGCTGCTACCAGAATCGCCAGGACAGTTGCGGTGGTCGGATCCATGGCTATGAAGGGTTAGGTCTCCCTTCCAGTTTAGATACCCGTTGCTCTACAGTCGAAAGCCTGCTGAAAGTCTCTTTTCTGTCTTCTTTGATGTCATGGTGTAAGACCTCGAGCTGAGTGCCTATATGCTCTACCGCGCTCGTGAGTCTGATCACGGCGTCGCGCGCTGCTTCGTTTCGTCGCCCTGAGCTCGCCGCAGTCATTGCGGCAACTGAAATGGATGCTCCGGCCACTGCCGCGATGACTTCAATCATGGCCGCAATGGCTTCAGCTACATACTACCGACCTTGACCACGCCGCAGTTTACGTGTACCCCGAGGGCGGCTGCGTGTGCCGTTACCCTGGCGGGTCATTTTAGGTTTGCCCTCTTTGTGCTCAATACGACCCGTACCAGTCTTAGCTTTAACTGCCATTGGTCTTGTTGACTTCTTGTAAAAGATACTGCCTTAGTGCTCTGTCGGCAGGGGTCGGCTCAGGTTTTAGGTCGATCTCGAGGATGCGCAGCTTGATTTGCTTGGCGTAGTACTCTTCCAGCTGAGCCTTTACTTCAGCGCTCTTGGCGTAGCGCGTTTCAATGGCAAGCGTGGTGCCCACAATTGCTGTGAGCACTGCCAACACCGCGCCGATCGTGGTCAAGTAGCGGTCAGTCACCTGCGAAAACACGTACTGGTGTAGCAGGGTGGACAACGTAGGTGTCCCAGCCGTTAGGTAGCTCGGGCAGTTTGGCGTTTACGTGCCAGCCGTCGAGGACAACGGGAGGCACGATTACCTCGTCGGTTTCAGGATCCCATTCTCCGCCCTCGGTGATGGTGCCGATTACGTCGAAGGTGTGTTTGTGGGACAAGAGCAAAGGGCGCTCTGGTTCTTCTGTAATCCAGTAGCCGGCGGTTTCGCAGGAACTGATGAAGGTGGCTTCATCAGGGAAACGCAGAAAGGTGGTAGCAGTCATGGCGAATTAGTTGCTGTCAATGTTCCAGCCGCGACCCTCTAGTGCAAGGGCCGCGTTTTCGGCAGTTACCGACCAGGTAGACCGCGCGGCGTTAGTTCCGCCGTTAAGGCCAATGTCGCCATTGACGGTGTTGCCATTGTTGACGCTTCCTGTGTTGATGGAAACAAGGATGTTTTCGATGGATTGTGCGGTTAAATCGCAGTTAGTCCAAGCTTGCTCAAATTCTGTGCAAGCGGTTGAATCGAAAAGATTAGCCGGGAAAGTTGCTAGTGACGTGCAGTTTCTCCAAGCGATTTTGAAGCCTGCGTTCACGTCTGCAGGAGTTCCAACAGCAGCACTGAAGTCAAGAGCAGGAAAGGCGGTTAAGCCGCTATTGCCTTGCCAAGCTGAATAAAATTTAGTGCCAGATGAAGTATCAATGTTAGGAAATGCACTGTACCCACTGCAGCCGTTCCATGTTTGAGTAAAGTTAGTACAAGAAGATGTTACTAGCGCTGGAAAAGCAAGTAGACCACTGCAGCCATTCCAAGTTTGGCTCAAATCCAGAGCGTTGGATGTATCGATATTGGGGAAAGCAGTTAAACCACTGCAGCCATTCCAAGCGGCAGTAAAAGTGGTACAAGCTGTTGTAGTAAGTGCAGGGAATGATGTAAGTGATGAGCAATTTTGCCAGGTATATTGCAGATTAGTAGCTGAGGATGTATCTATATTTGGAAATGTGCCTCCGCTAGTCGTACCCAGATTGCTGCAGCCGGCCCAAGTAAATTGGAAGAATGTTCCAGATGATGTAATCAAGGCGGGGAACTCTGTTAAACCAGAGCAGTTTCTCCAGGTGCTGCCGAAAGTAGTTCCTGAAGACGTGTTAATTGCCGGGAAAATGCTCAAACTTGAGCAGCCGAACCATGCACTACTAAAATTTGTACCAGATTGTGTATTAATTAGCGGAAAAGTTGTTAAGCCTGAACACCCTGACCAAGCAGATTGGAAGTTAGTTACGTTTTGCGTTTGGTTGCCTACCGCAGCGAAAGATGTCAATGAGCTGCAATTAACAAAAGCGTTCTGAAGCGTAGTTGCCGAGCTAAAGTTAAAAGATGGGAAAATTCCACTAATGCTATTGCAATCTCGGAAAGCTTGAAACCAATCGGTAACTGCACTGGTGTTGGGCAGGTTGGTGGTTTTGGCAGTGCTAGAAAAATCTAATTGTGTGCATCCGTAAAAAGCGTCACGCATTGTGCTCGGGCTAAGGAACACGTCATTTCCATTTGCAGTGGTTCCCCACCTGACGATCTGAAGTAAATCAGGTGCGCTTGCGCTGTTCGCAAATTGAATGTTCTCTAGCTGCCCTTCAACAAAAACTGAGTAGATACCAGCGGATGGATAGGTCTTTTCTAAGCCGGGTGCACCTACTTCCGCTGCGGTTCCTTCGAGGCCGGACTCGGTTTGATCGCCCCAGGTAATAACGATGTCGTTGTCGTCTGCGACGCTTGCAGCCGGAAATGCGAATACTTTATCGCCGGTATTTCCGGCGCCTTGGGTATTGATGACAAAACTAAGAGAGCCAGCTGGACCGGCCGGGACAAAAGTATCGGCGTTAATTACGTCAATTTCGTTCCGAACCAGCGCTTCTGCAAGTGAGGGGCTTAGTTCACCATTCCACAAATAGACGTTGTTGATGTAGCCGGTAATAGCTTTAGTGGGATCTACAGAATCGCTTCCGATGCTTAGAAAATTAAGATTAGAGGGTACAGAACTGCTAAGCGAAGGCGCAAATCGTGATCCCGTAAGCCCGTACTGGTAGTTGTTAGTGCCCCAGGTAACGATATTACGTTCTCGGTTTTCTGTCGGGACTGGCAGGGGCAGCGTTACTTTGTTGTTACCGTTGTAGTTAGCCAGTAGAGAAGTAGAGTTAAATGTATTAGCGTTAGAAAGCAGTGCTAAGTCAATCTTTTGGTTAGTGCTATTTTTTATAGATAGCAAACTTTGGTTGGGGAGTGTTGTAACAGACTGGGAATCAATGTAGACCGAGCCTGTAGTAGGTAGGTCTTTGGAGACGCTCAACAGGTCGGATTCTCTAGTGGCTGCCGTACCAAATGTTGGAATGTAGGAAGAGGTTTTTAGTCCTACATCTAGGGCATCTTCATATTGGCAGCCCCAGACGTAAACGTATTCGCCAACGTCTGGGTTACCTAGGCTTGTGCCTGCGCCGGCATCTAAGTTGCCAATATAATCTGTTAAAAAAAGAGCGAAGTTTTGTAACGTACGATCGGGCATTGTCACTTCCAGTCGATACCAGTTGTCTGGGTATCTAGTAACATTTACTATGTACTCAGGTACAGAGTCTGGTAAGTTTCTGATTGTTGCTCCAGTGTTCAAATCAATCTGAACGGAAAAAGAAGCGTTACCTCCACTATTTCTACTTAAACGGACGTAATTGTACGTGCCTGCTTTCAAAAATACAGAAAGCCTTTTGTCTATACCGTCAGTATTATTAGGGCTAGTGATAACAACTGCCCCCGTGCCGGGGCTTATTGTGCTTGTCAGTCTGTTTGCGAAGGAAGTCCTATCGGGAGCAAGGACAGTTGCGTCTTGCGTAAAAGTAGCGTTAGAGACCGAATATCCGGTAGTACCAGCGCTGTCTGTAATAAAATTGGTCGATTGTTTTTCTAGAAAAAGACCTTTTTGATCTCCTGTGACTGCATCGTACTCCAGCCTGGGTTCGTTCGCGCCGGCATAGCTAAGCACGCCGGCTTCGTTTACATAGGTTGCGAGGCTATCTCGCGTGTAATTAAACCTGGCGTCAATGCGCCCCGCCGCCCTCGGGTCAAAAAGAACTACAGGGCGTTGGTCGTAGAAAAGTTCCTTGATGGCCATCGGATCAGGCGGTGGTGGTGGACTTGATAATCACGAAGTTGAGGACGACGGCCTCAGACAATGCGCCTGCCGTCAGGTTGCGCAGAACGATCTTCACCGATCCGCTGGCGATGTCCAATGTGCTGACTGCATAGGCTCCAGCAGTTGCGCCGGATTTGATGCTGACCGCAACGACATCTTGTGGAGAGATCTGGCTATTGGTAAGTGTAAAGGCGACTGCTGTGTCTGCCGCCAATGATGCGGCGTTCAATGTGATTTGGCCGCATGGCGTGTTTAGCTCCACGCCTGTGGTTTTGTCCGTAAGCTGCGTAACGCTACCGCCACCTTGGGCGTATCCGCACCACTCATCCACGAAAGCGAGGCGACCGAGTAGCCCGGCAACCGGAATCTCATCGGAGTCTGTCCCGACCTCGAAACTGAAAACCTTGGCGCTGAGCAGCGAGTTGTAGTCGCGCCAGTAATTCAATCCGAGATTGGTAATTACCTTGGGTTGATTATTGTCAAGTAGCGCCGCATCGTTTGCTGGAATTGCTGTGCCTTCAATATCCGCCAGCGTTGCCAATGAAACCGGGCCAAGTGGTGACTCCGAAGTTGACAGATTAGCGCTTAAGGTGAAAGTTGCTGTACCAGATATATTGATGTCATTGAAGAAGCTTTCGCCTTGTGCCGAGATGCCATTCGGAAACTCGGTAAGTGGATCTTCTTCTACATTTGCAAGTGAAGTTAGTGTTTGCGTTTGGCCCGTGCTTAGATCTTCAATGCCGGTGCTCTTAACGATGAATCCCTCTTCGTTAAAGCCTGACGGAAATACTCGGCCACCAAGCTCGTTTGTAAAGTAGTAATTAAATTTGTTTAGTGCAGTAAGTGTTTGCTGTGCTGCGGGGAAGCCTTTTGAGTAGTTAAGTGTTCCAGCCCATTCAAAAGCGTGTGCAAACAAGCGCAACACTGAAGGACGGCGAAATTCTGCAGCCCAGCAATCTCGTGCAGTAGCCAATCCACCTGAGGGGGCGGTGGGAAACTGCGTGGTGTTGTTTACGTCGCGGCGGCGGTCAGCGCTAACACGAGGCTGTAATGCTGCGTGAGAAGCGGCTTCACTAAAACCAAGTTTTCGCAGCAAAGAGTAAGCACCCTGATAATCATTGCTGCTTTGGTACTGATCCTGAATAGATGCTTCAACGGCATCAGGACTGCCTGTAGTCCAAAGCGTGGCGAAGTCAAAGCCAAGCGTTGTACTGCTCTGTAGATTTTCTGTGTCGTTATCAAGTATCAGTGTGTAGCTTTCATTGTCGAGCTTTTCGTCTGCTTGGTAAGCACTTTGCATGTGGACGTAGCTCTCTTGCCAGTCCGTATCGGTTGGACCACCACTCGCGGGTGTTGTTAGGTCACGTAATGCAGTGAAATGCTTTTCGCTGAATTTGACTGTAGTACCAGCGCGGTAAAAAGTGCTGTTGGCATAGGTAATATCTGGATTGCTGCGACGTAATTGTATTTCTTGGGTTTTATAGGTGCCACCGAGAGCGAATTGAGGGTAAATCGATGTGTCAAAGTCAAGCGATGAGATTGTGGTTACGATCAACGGATCGTTTAGGGGCAAAGTCCCATTGACAAACGGATCAACATCGCCGACAAGAACTGGAGGCGTGGGATCCAGCTGGAGGACGTACTCGCGCTGCACCAAGCGTGTTGGCGGTTTAGTAGCGAACAGGCCGATTGCCAAACGGCGTTCTGATGCCGTGCGATTATCGATCAAACGGCGGATGTAAACGCGGCGACCTACTGCGCGGTTGGTGCTGGCATTTTGTGGAATACCGGGGCTAAGTCCTCCTTCATCTTGCAATGCATCTTTAAGAAAAATGCGGTCAGGATCACTTGTTGTCCATGCGCTTGCTGCAAGCGGTGCTCTCCAATCAGTTCCGTTTGGATTTTCAACCCAGATGTAACTATCTTCCCTAAGGCTATAGCCCAAACTTCCAAGGATTTCCGGCAAAGTGGTTGACCCGGAAGCTGCCACCAATGCTTCGTTTAGATCAAAACGAAATTGACCATCGGCATAGCTGCCTACTGTGCCAAGGAAAAACTTCTGGACGTTGCCTGTCTTTTCGCTGATGTTGAGTGGAACCTTGAAGTACGCAAAGCGCCATTCCTTATCCAGGTCGAAAGCTGTGGATTTATAGCCACTCGCAAGGGCAACGCAACCGCCGAAGGAGCTGTTGCTGTTGGTGATCGAGACTTCACCGCCGCTCTCGGTGGAGTGGTGGATACCTTGACCAATGGCGAAGATCGAGACCTCTTGGATGAAGGCGTTGTTGATGGCGCGGATGTGGTAGCTACGCCGCGTCGGCTTCATCCGAACGTCGTTCGGGTCGCTGCTGATGTAGGTGCTGTAGTTCGGCATATGAATCCAGGTGCCGCCGCTGTACAACTCCCAGCTGGACATGTCCCGCTGCAGTGAAACGCCGGTGAAGTTGGCGGTAACCATTGACCGCAAGCCTTCGACCTTGGCGCCATCTGCGTGGATGCCACCCATGCCGTACTCGGAACGGACCGAGCAGTTGAAGATATAAGGGGAGGCTGACTGGGTGGTGTCCCAGTCCTCATCTGGAGTGTCGTCGATCGGACCGACGATCTCGTACTCGGTCGGGCGAGTGACAGTCAGCGCATTGCTGAGGTTGGCTGGGCTGCCGACGTAGGCACGAATCTTGGTGTAGAAATCGTCCAGCTCTGGCTGACTGGCGAAACCAAATGCCGACAGCAGGTGGTGGCTGCTGGTGCTGTTGATCTTGTCGAAGAACGTGAAGCCAAAGAAGTAGCCAGTGCCAGTGACCTTGAAGATCTCGCTGCGGTTGCTGCGGTCTGCCAGTTCATCGGCAGGAGTCGGCACATAGGTCGGACGGAATGTGCACTTGCGGAGGTCAGGGCCGCAGAGTGAGCATCCGCGTGGCAGCAAAATACCGCCGTTGGTTGGGTTGTACTTGATCAGCTCCTCTGGTGTCGGCTCGTAGCCATCGACCCAGGTGATCGGCGTGCCGCTGCCGGGGTCGTTGTAGACCGTGTGGACACCAGGCGCAAGGATGATCGACACGCAGTCGAGGTGTGCCTTGGGATCTGTGATCGTGTACCAGTTCTTGCTGGTGATGATCGCGGCCTCGATTACCGCACGGTTGATCGTTTTGAACGGGCGCTGGGGGCTGAAGCCGCAGGTAAGACGCTGTTGATCCAGGCGCTTTAGCTTGGCCTCGATAATTTCTTCGTCGGTACTACCAGGCGGTGCTTCATAGGTGTTGTAACTACCGCCAGCAAAGGTGTCTTGACCGGTATATGGGTTGACGTACAGCGTAAAAGGCGCTGTAAGAGGGTCTACCTGTTGGGTACTGCCCGCTGCAATGTTGGCGACGCCCGCTACCTGACGCATCAGGTCATTGAGCGTGGCGATCTGCGCTCGGAACTCTGCCTGCGTGGCGTTGATGTTGTCTAAGGAGCCAACGGCACCAGCAAGCTCAAGGGAAGCCACGCCACATCAGTCACTATCTGCCAGAAGTCTACCGACGCTTCCTAGGTAAACCGTAGGTTGATCTCGCCGCTAACAACAAAATCGGTAGAACCAGCAATGAGCTCGTCTGCTCTTACATTGATTCGCGAGTTGGTTAGTAGTAGATCGCAGCCGTAGTATGCAGTATTACCGATCTGTGGCGTAGCGGGTGTGCGGTCTTTGTACAGGTAGAACCTTGCGCTTGCTTTTGCAACGCGCTCGGTGATCAGCACTAGGCGCAGCAGCGTCGTGCTTGTCTCGTCACCATCTTTGAGCGTGTTGTCCAATAGGAACTGCAGTGAACCCGCTCCGCGAACCACAGCCTTGACGTTCTCGCCAAAGGTCTCGCCGATAGCTGTCATATCGAGGTTGGATGCGTCTACATCAAGCGCCCACTCGGTCAGTTCGGCTTGGATGAGCCATCCTCGGGAGTCTGGATCTTCCGAAATTGCGGTGATGGCCGCTGGTACAGCAATCACATCCTCGAGCAGCTGGCTTTCGTTGGGCAGCGCCAAACCTTCAATGCTCTGCGCTGCACTAGCCACCGCTGCGAGGTAGGACGGATCGCTGCTGTAGCGAGCTACTACAAAGTTTCCGTTAGCGAAAGGACTTAAAAGTACTTCGTTGCTGGTATCGAGATTGTAAGCTGCGAGTTCCGAGTTGAATAGTCTTATTCTGCCTAGTTGGTCTATGTTGATGTATCCATCAGTTTCGTTGGTTATGGTGCCTGTATCGTAAAAGTTTACCGAGTTATCGACTTGATAATAATTGGCATTTGGTCCTGTTACGTGTTGTCGGGCTTGGCTGAGCACATAAATGCTACCGAAATAAACACCAGCACCGCTAGCGCTACCTGTGCTAAACGGTGAACCGCCCGGAAAGTTAAGGATAATCCGATCACCAGTCCAGTAATCGGTATTACCGAGACTGATACGGGAGGGTGTGGTCGAATGGATAACGGCCGTCTCGGCAAGCGCCATCGGATCTGGCCACTCTCGGCTCAGTTCGAGGATGCCGCCGTTGCCGAGAAGTGCCATTAGAAGGAACCGGTAGGCTTGCCGGAAATCGTGAAGCTGATCGGGATAGAGATCAGATCACCGGCGCTCACACTCGGGCCGACAGCTGTAATCAGCGCGTCACCAGAAATCGTGCCTTCGCTGGTGGCATTATTCAGTACCAGCTGCACACCCGATAGCGTTTCGCTGTCTTCCAGGATCTGCTGCATCAGATCAGTGGTAGCGCTGTCGTTCGGGTCATACAGAAGCGTGCCACTGCCGCTGGTGCTGCGGATGCCGTAGGCGTAGGTGCGGTCGGTTTGACCCACACCTGTCGTTTCCAGGGCATCGCGACTGATGTCCAGGCGCACGTCGCGCACTTTGGCGATCGTGGTAAAGGTGGAAGCGCTAGCTAGCTTGAATTTCAGTAGCGCCGTGGCGCTGGTCTTTACGGCCATCGGTCCGCTGTGGTTTAAGTCAGTCTAAGTTCAGCCACAAGGTTCACCCTCACGCTCGAGCGATTTGGGGCGACACTTTCCACGGTTGGTGGCTGTTCAGTGAAAAACCACAGCATCCCTGCCCCGGTTGATGTCGTATCTAGCCAGCCTCGGAGGTTGGCTGAGGCGCCGTTGAAAATCAGAGAGGGCAATAACAGATCTGTTGTTGCACCTTTTGCGTTGTTGTAAGCTGCGATAATTAACGCCGCATTATCATCACTAATGTTGTTGAACTGCAGCTGAAGCTGCGCTTGACTTGGGCGGCTACCCCACAAACGGCGGGTAGTAACCCCGGACTGCGTGGTTAGTCCAGTGGTAGGCCAGCGCGGAGCTACAAAGTTCCTGCTGGTGGGCTCAATGTTCGGGAATGCAACTGGCATTACTCAATCACCCAACTTCCGGCATCATCAAACACCTCGGCCAGCTTGAGAACTCCCGAGGAATTTGTGGGCATGTACACCGCTTCAATAGTAAAGGTGCCTTCCTCGTCAGGCGTTACGCGCTCGATCTGGTAAGTGCGCACCTGCGTGCCCACCTTCTTTACGGTAAAGACCACGCCTGTAGGCGTTGCGGTTCCGTCGCTGCTGATAACCAGGCTCGTATCAGCTGGTGGGGTGCCTTCGGTGCCGTTCCAGGCGATTACGTCGTAGGTGCCAGGGAACAACGTTTGAGTGCTGATCACTGCTCCCTGTGCTGTAACTACGCCGTTGTTGAACTCGTCGTATTGGGTTTCGTCCATTGCGACGCGGATGTAATCGCTTGGTCCCAACTTGGCTAAGGCACCTTCGTGGGTGGTGCGGAAGCTGATTACATGGGTGGGGATGCGGCGCATCCTGATGATGTATTTGGCTGCATCTACCGCTTGACTACGGCTAGTCACGTAATCCGACAAGTCCAGAGCTTCAATTGGATCAGTGGCGTTGCCGAATGGGGCAACCTCGCGCACCAACACTTCGCGCTCGGTGGGGAAAATGCCGGGGTTGGTAGGGTCGCTGCTGGCCCGTTCCTCTCGGTAGCGCACCGAGACTTGGATGGGCTCGCGCTCTTCGGGCTCCAAGTATTGGAGCTTGAAGGTGCCTTCGACGATATTACCGGCGGTAAACAGGCCCTTGATTGGCACTGCTGTGAACTGGATGGCTGGGCGCAGGTAAAACTTGCCGTCGCTTTCGCCAAAGATCAGCAGGTTTGCAGCTGCAGTGTCGGCTGCCCACTGGCGCAGGTTGACCCGATCAGCTTGCACCCCATCAAAGAAATAGTTCCGGCTGCTGCACCAGTTAGCGGCTGCGGTAAAAGCCGTGAAATCGATCATGCTGTCTTTAATCAGATCACCAGCGCCGTAGGTGGTGTTGGTCATCAGATCCAGCAGCACATCCGGGAAGAGATGCGTCGGGCCTGTAGTAAGTGCGGCACGCAGGCGGCGGCAGATCTTGCCGCCGGTCACGTAGCAGCTGAACTGGCCAAACTGCTGCCACTCAACAGACGACAGCACGTTGATGCCCACCAGAGCCAGGTTGTCGTAGACCGGGGCTGAACTGTTGGGGACGATCTCGTTGACGTAGACCACCTCGTGTTCGGGGCCGCCTTCAGCTGAGGACTGGATCTCTTCGTAGATAAAGGCCTCGGCCAGCTTGCCCCAGGTGTCGATGTAGGACAGGTCGCCGTTGGGGAAGTCGGTCGGATCCGTTCTCGGGTAAGTCAGGCTGCCCTTGCTTGCTTTGCGCCTGCCGGTGGGGATGGCAAACGTGTCGGCTGATTGAGCAACTGAGGTGCCGTTGAAGATCACAGTGACACCGCCAACCTCGGTGACCGTCTGCCTGGTAGTGAGGCTTGCCTCTAGTACATACAATGTCCCGACACTGGTGTTGCGGATCTCCCAGCCGGAGTAAGGCTCGATCTGAAACTCCCACTGCTTCACAGAGGGCATGTTCAGCTGGATGTAGTTGAAGACGTTCTGCTGGGTTGCACCACGCACGCCATAAGCGTT